CCCAGCCGTCTGCAGGCCGGCGGCCGGGCCTGGGAGGCCCTGCGGCCTGCAACCGGCAAAGGAGAGGCGGTTGAGGTGTCAGGCCCCCACAGCACCCCGCGCCATTTCTCGGCAGCTGAGCTGGCAGTGCCGGCCTTGCTGGCCCCTCGCCTCGATGCGGTGCCGCGCTGGCTGGTTCACAAGTTCACAGGCCGACCCACCTGGCAGCCGCCCTTGTTGCCGGCCTCGATGCCATGCCGTGTGGCAATCTGCCTGCCGCGGCTCAAGATAGGTCAGTATTGCTGTCCTAATTTCGGGTGCATGGCGGAAACATCGTCCGCCCAACCGCGTTCGCCACCCATTGATAGTGCAGGGAAATCGTCCGCCGATCGGCCGCCTCGTCGGCAAAACCCACAAAGCCGCCTACGAGGCCGCTACGGAACCGCGCGTAGGAAGCCCGCTGGCGAGCCTTCCGCATGGCCGCTGTCCGCGCCTCAGCGAGCCTGCGCCGGCCGTGGCGGAGGCATCGTGCCGGGCAGCCGACTTGATGCCTCGTTGCCCCCCTGCCCATCCCGCCCGGCGCCGAGCCCGGGGGTGGCAGGGAAAACCGGGCGCCTCTTCCTACCGAGCAGCATCGCCCGCGCATTATTTGCTGTGTGGTTTGTGGGCTGAACATCTGGTTTTTCCTCAATTTTTTTCGCTGAGAAACGTCGAAAAATTCGGTCTCCGCGTGTTTCTGTGCTTCCCTGCAACGGGAAATAAAAATTGCTTCAAGGTCTCCATCTGCCGCGCGGAGGAGTGGTTGACTTTTAACACAACCTCGCTACCTTTGCTTCGAGCTTTACGGGACGGGGTGCTGCGGCTGCGCCAGCCGCTTCGACCCGTGTCCAACGACACCAGGCGATTTTGTATCGTGACGCCGACGATCGCTGAATTGCTCGATGGCCGTCTTCAGTACGGGGCGTTCCCGACTGTCGAGGCGGAGACGTTGATCGGCAGATTTGTGGCTGGCCATGCTCTCACTTTTAGCCGGCAAATAACGGATCGACGGCCAGACGTAGAGCAGATAGTTGGTCAAGACGAAGTCTGGGCCCTATGCCCGAGGCGACCACCACCGGGATGGCGCCTCCTTGGCAGATGGTTCGAGAGAGATGTGTTCATTGCCCTTCGGGCTTGGGACAAGCATCACCTCGTGTCGAAATATCCACAGGCGTGCGTACAGGTGATCGACGATTGGAACGGTCTGTTTCCAGGCATCGAGCCACACCGGGATCGCGATGTAGGAGACTTCAGAAATGTCGACGAAGAAGGATGATCCAAGATTCCTGCGCGCCTATGACCGCGACATGCTTCGGTCTGCATTCGTTAGTCTGTTTTGGGCGGTTATTACCGAGCGACGGAAGCGGGGCACGTATACGCTGCTGCAACTCGCGAAGGCACTCGGGGCCAACAAGGCCGAGGTGTCGCGATGGTTCAGAGGGCAGCCGAATTGGACCGTTGGCACGATCGCTAACATCGCTGGCGCACTGGACGTCGACCTCAAAATTGAGGCCGTTGATCGGGCGACTGGTCAAGTTTTTACGCCGGCTGGTCTTGTTGTTCAAACGCCTGTAAGACAGCTCCAGCCTGGCCCCGAGACAAAGCAAGGTTCGCAACAGATAAAAATCACACACGCGCCGCGCGGTTCGGAACCGACGACAGCAGAGTTCTCATTTGCGGTCGCCGCATAACATGGCGTTGCTTGACCGCCCCGACTTCTACGGTGATACGGTCTTCTGTGACGACATTCGTCACGAGGTCGGGGGCAAGGTGAGCTATATCGGTAGCTATCAAGGCAGTATGTTTATCTCCGCCGCATTTCCTATCACGTTGCCGAAATTTGGTTTCGCTATTACGTTCCTGCAGAAACGGACCAATTTTGAGCCGAACCTTGGAGTCCGAATTTTCATGCCGGGGGATAGTGATGACGCCCCGTCAATTCAAGCCGATTTGATAGAACAAGGTCAGGGAACTATTGCGGCTGAAACCCGCGCACAGTCGCGTCACCTATTAACAGAACATTCGATGATAGCGCTTCGCAGCAACCTTCTTTTTTCACCACTCATTATTTCCCGGCCTGGGATCATCCAAGTCAGAATCCTAAGGCGAGGCGACCTTGTTCGCCTAGGTGACCTGTCTGTTGAGTTGGCTCCTACGGCCTAATCAACGAGCCGCTATTGAAAGCGCCTGTCGACGAATCGCGCTTCCCGCGGCTACATCAGTACAAGCTCGACAAGCTGTTCGGGTTGTACCCTGCCGGCGCGGATGATGGCGAGCCGCCGCCGAGCCCTGAGAGGCCCGCGCCGATACCCTTCAGAATGTCAGCGCCGGCGCCGATGTAACCACTCAACAGCGCGGTCTTGCCGGCCTGCCGCAGATAGGCAGCCTCATCGGCCTCTTGTCTCGCCTGAGCAAGTACATTGTCGACAGCGATCGACTTCTGCGTGAGGCCGACCTGTTCGTGATAGTCGCGAACGGCAGCCCCGGTCGGCGATCGGGGATCGGTATGGGCGGCGGCGCGGATGGTGTCGATGTTGCTCAGGTCGCTTGCGAGCTTGCGGGAATAGTCTGCGCCGGTCTCGACGGCAGCGACTTGTCCGCGCTGCGCGGCATTTTCGAGCATCTTCGCCTTGAAGACGTCGCCGGCCTGCTCGCCTTGACCCTTGAGGATGTCGCCATAGGCGCCGAGTCCTGCGCCGGCGATCGAGAACCCGGATGCTCCGGCTGCTGCTGGGTTGCCCATCAGATGATCCTCTGCTGCACCGGCACGATGGCTCGCGTGACGCGAGGCAGCAAAGCACGCGTCATTCTCCACATTTATGTCAGCCGTGCTTTGCGACCGATGAAGGCGTCAGGCAAGCATTCGCGCATCGAATGGAGCTTGTGATGAAGAAAACGCATCATCAATCGCATCCTGTGACGTTGCGAATTCCGCCCGACACCTGGGAGCGCATCGAGCAGTTGGCGCAGGCGGAGCGGCGACCGCCGCAGAACCTGCTCCGCAATCTGATCGATGATGGCATCGCCGCACAGCAGGGCCGCGACACGGCCGTGGCGGCATGAGATCGGGGCTGTCCTTCTGGCCTCGGCCGCGTTCGGTCGGCAATGAAACCACGGCCGAGCGCGGCAACCCTTTGAGGAGTAATCCATGATGAACGACTTTCTGTCCCCCGATCAGCCGACACCTGATCAAGTTGAAGCCCGTGTCGTAGCGGGGGCGCTCGGGCTCTTGAGCGCCTTTTCCGACCCCAAGGGCACAAACGATCGACTGCAGCGGTTAGCAGACGCGACTGCCGAACACTCAGCACAGCGTGAGGCTGCCGAGAAAGCGCTTGCTGAGGCCAGGGCCAAGCTTGCCGCAGCCGAGCAAGCAGATGTCGATCTGGCCAAGCGGACGGCGGCGTTTCAGGCATGGTGTGACGGTACCGAAAAATCATACCGGCAACGTGAGACCAGAATCCTCGAAAACGAGGATCGCCACGCCAAGCGCAACGCTGAGCTCGACGCCAGGGAAGCCGATCTTGCCCGCCGCGTCGCCTCACACGATGCCCTGCTGCAACGTCTACGTGAGGCCGCCGCGTGAGCGAATCTGCCCCGGAATTCTCAGCAGTCGCCGGCCTGATCGCCCTTATTACGGATGCGCCGGCATGCAAGGCCAGGCTCGCCGAATTGCAGAAGCAGCTCACGGCCGTTGAGCGAGAGCGAGCGCAGCTTGCTGCTGACTGGGCAAGCCACGAGCGCCAAGGCCGAGATGGAAGACAAAGTGGCCTCATTGCGCAAGCGAGAGGTCGCCGTCGCCATCAAGGAACGCGACCTCGTCGAGCGCGAACGAGCTGTGGAGGCTGCGAAGCCGCCGCGGTTTGTCGACAGCCCAAACCTTGATCCCGGCGGCCGAACTCATAGCGGCCTGGTACGAGAGGCTTATTCATGAGCGATCCGATCGTCACCACCAGCACAGCGGCCGATAACCCCACACCGCCGGCCGCTCCTGCTGCCACCGTGCAACCGCAGCCACAGCCACAGCCCCGCGCCGGTGTTATTTCCGACGCGGCCTACGACGTATTGCCTGCGGCTGATCGGGACCGCTACGCGCGCGTCAGGAAGCCTGGCCCGGATGGTGGGTCGGAATGGATCGCGCGCGACAAGCTTCCGCCCGAGCCCGCGGACACCACCAAGTCCACCACCACCCCGACGACGGGCGACGACAAGCCCTCGGTCACTGCGGACGGCAAGTTGCGCGTCGGCCCGATGGAGCTCGACGAGGGCGACATCCAGAACATCATGGCCGAGAGCGCCATGCGCGAGAGCCGCAAGGCCACGATGCCGGCGGATGCGGCCAGCTACGCGCTCGACCTTCCCGCCGATCTCAAGCTGCCCGATGGTATGACTTGGAAGTGGGCGACGGATCATCTCGTACAGGGGCCTTTACTCGCGGCAGCCAAGGAGTTTGCGCACGCCAACGGAATCGATCAGGCGGGCTTTTCGAAGATGTTGGGCCTATTCGTCGCCCATCAGGCGCATGATGCCCAAGTCATCAATCAGGCGAAGGCTGCTGAGCTTGCAAAGTTGGGAGCAACCGCTACCGCCCGTGTCGACAGTATCACGCAGTTTGTGCGCGGCATGACGGGTGACGACAAACTGGCGGCCAGCGTGACCAACATGCTCTTTACGGCGGATCAGGTGCGAGCGTGGGAAAAGATCATCGGCCGCATCACGAGCCAGGGCGTCGCATCGTTCCGGCAAGATGGTCGCGAGGTCAATACCGGCGGCAAGGGGCCACTGAGCAGCATGTCGGACGAGCAGTACAACGCCATGTCGGCGAGCGAGAGATTCCGCGTCAGCCGGCTCGGCAACTAAAGGAGAAACTCATGACCAGCATGGGTAACAAGGTTTTGCCGACGCAAAACGTTTCAGGTTCGCCTGGTGGGCGTGAGATGCCGCGCATGCCGCGCATGCCGGACAAACCGGTGCCGGCCGTGCCCCCAATGCACGAGCGGGAACGTATCGAGGGTAATTACTCGCCTATTCCGCCGTCGCACAAAAGGGAATTCCCAAACGCAGATGTCTGAAATCGAGCCTAACGCAGTCGCCCGCGACTACGTCGAATTGGTCGACCGTCTCCGCGAGCGCAAAGCTGAGCTTGGCTTGTCGGACGCGTTTGTCGAGGAACAGTTGTTGTTGGGGGCCGGTGGGTTTACCAAATATCTCGGTCGCTGTCCCACCAAAACTATCAACGGAAAGCTGGGGGATTTCCTGGAAGTCTTGGGTCTTCAGCTACGAGTTGAGCCCAACCCCGAAGCAGAAGCCAGGATGCGGTCGCGGTGGGAACAGCGCGACAATAGCCGCGTTCATCCGTCCCGTCGCCGCGTTAGTCAGGCGGTTATGGAGATAGCGCGCCCCCTTGTTTTAGAGGCCATGTCCAAAGCAGCCAATGAGGCTAGAACGCGCATGCTTCCCGGGAAGCAACGCGCGGCAATCGCCAGGAAAGCCGCGCGCGCCAAGTGGAGAATTCACCGCGCCGCTGCAAGGGCGCGAGCGATTGCCGAGGGCGCGAGGCCGACATGAGCAACACCGACGAGCTGCCGGACTGGTACTTGCGCGAAGCACAACGTCGCGCCCTTCTCGAATCGCTTCGCGAGCCGTTCGTGCCTGGCCCTGACCCCGTGGTGGAGGCCATGAAAGAGGCTGAGGCGCTCCGCAGCGCTGGCCGATTAAATTGACCGAGACCCCGCGCACCACGCTAGACGTTGCCGCAATTACCGCGGAGCGCGCGAGACGTGGGCCGGCGATCATCAAGCTGGATCGTCACGGGCGCGAGCTGTACGAGCCTGATGGCCGCGTGCTCACGCAATTCGCGACATCCAGCAATCGCGTTGATATCGTGCAAGGGCCGATCGGCAGCGGCAAGACCGTGAGTATGTTTCGCCGCCTCGGTCGCCACGCCATGCAACAGGAGCCAAGCCCGCGCGATGGTTTGCGGAAAACCCGGTGGTTCGTGGCCCGAAATACTTTCCCGGAATTGAAGCGCACCACTATTAAAACGTGGAAACGGGTTTGGCCTGCGAACCTATACGGCGAAGTGAAGATGGGAAGCCCGCCGCGGCATGATATTGCCTTCGGCGACGTGCGGATCGAGGTCGACTTCCTCGCGCTGGACGATGAGGACGATATCGCCAAGCTGCGCAGTGCGGACTACACCGGCGGCTGCTTCCACGAGGGGCAGTACATCGACTTGCCGGTTTTCCGTGAGGGCCGATCTCGCACGAACCGATATCCCGAAGAGGCCGATGGCGGCGCTACCTGGCATGGGATCATTGCCGATGCCAACGCCCCGGACGAGGATCACTGGCTCGCCATGATGACTGGCCAGGTCGACTTGCCCGAAGGGCTGACGGCTGAGGAACGGCGTGCCCTGACGTGGCCCACGACTTGGGGGTTCTTTCAGCAGCCGCCCGCCACCATCAAAATCCGCAGCCCGCGCGGTGAGTTTCTCAGGCATGAAATCAATTTGGACGCAGAGAACTTACGTTGGATAGCATCGGATTATTATCTCGACCTGATCGAGGGCAACACCAGCGATTGGATCAATAACCGCCTCGGGAATGAGACTGTTCTCGTTATCGACGGCTCGCCCGTTTGGCCGATGTTTCGTCGGGATTTCCATGTGGCCAAGGAACCACTGCGACCAGTGCCTCACCATGACGTGCTGGTATGGCTCGACTTCGGCCGCGTGTTTCCTGCCGCGCTGTTCGCTCAAGAGGTCAACGGCCGCATCAACGTGCAGTACGAAATGCTGGGCTTCAACGAGGGTGCGACGATCTTCGCTCCTAAAGTGAAGCGGTTCCTCGAGCAGCACTACAGCGGCCACGCCTTCCGATGCGTCGGCGATCCCAAAGGGCGGGACAAAGGCCAGGCGACGGAGCAATCGGCCTATGACGTGTTCAGGGCGAACGGCATGCCGGTGACGCCGGCGCCGGTGAAGGCGAATGATGTCAGCACCCGCATCGAGGCGGTGGCCTTCGCACTCAATGACAATCCCAGCGGCATCAACCGGCTTGTCATCTCGCCGCTGTGCCGGACGCTCATTGTTGGCATGGCTGGCCGGTATCACCTCGTGCGGGAGGAGGACGGCGAGCTGCGGCCGAAGAAGGACAAGTACAGCAACCTATGCGACGCGTTGCAATATGGCTGCCTCGCGCTGGGCGAGGGCCGCCGCATGGCGGGGCTAAAGCCAGCGCATGAGCTGAAAGGCGTCCAAACCTGGAAGCGCAACAGATCCATGCGGCGGATTCCGGCATGACGAAGCACAGACGCAAGGTCGGCCGACCGAAGAAGAAGCCGGGTGAGCCCGTCGACCACCGCCTGACACCGAAGATGAAGTCGGCGATCGAGGCCATGATTGAGGACGGCCTCACGATCGAGGAAGCCGCCAAGGCTGCCAGCCTGACACCGAGCGCGATCTACAAGGCGATGCGAAATCCGCCGGCTCGCGAATTCTATGTGACGTCGCTGAGGGCGCTGATCCACTGCACCAAGCACCTGGCGGTGCATTCTCTGATCAAGGAGCTGAGCGGGAATAACGCCGCTGCCCGTGTTGCTGCGGCCAGGACGCTGCTGGAGGACAACGCCAAGCCTGTGGCGGCGCAAGGCCTACCACAAATCCCCGGTTTTTCGTTTTTGGTGGTTGATGCCAGGTCGCCAGCACCCCTGCCGAATGGGCATGCAGCACCGGCGCCGATGATGATCGAGGGGGCCGTGGCAACGGAAGAATCATGAGGCAGTCCGTACGGAATGGCGACCGTGACGCAACCGGCGAGCACGGCTCGTTGATCGCCCTGGCCCGCGCACAGAACTACTATGTGAAAGCGCTGCCGGACGGCATCTTTGAAATCGAAGATCGATGTGCCGACGCGCGCACCTTTCGGTTTCGGGGTACCGCTGCCGAAGCACACAGGTATTTGCGTGGTGTGGCCCAAAGGACACGGGCCTGAAGAGGGTGGCGGCCCTCATGCTAAAGACGTTCGGCGAAGCGCCCAATCGACACCTCCGCAAAAATATTTTTTGGCACGTTCTCAGACATGCGGGTTGGTTTGGTGGCGGGCCGGGTGGACTCTAGAAAGACAAGTGATTTCAATGCTATAATGGGAGGTCTCCTCCCATTCGGCGGTATTCTGGCTGCCGCCGATGCCGATGATGGCGAGGTTCGTCGGACTGCTGCGCGCGGTCTGAAAGAAGTGGCAGAGCGCGCTGCCGGCCGCGGGCATCAAGTCCTTGCCCCAGAACAGGTCGTAGTGCTGGTCGATC